GCCTCGTCTACTTCTTCACGCAGACCGAGACGGGCCGCAAGGCGTGGGCGGCGATCACCGATGCTTTCTACAGTTTTGTGGACTGGATTGGGTCGGCGTGGACGTCCACGATGGAGTCAATCTCCTCGTGGTGGACAGGAACCTGGGACGGAGTCTCGGGCTTTTTCTCAACCTACGTCGTCCAGCCCATGCAGACAGCATGGGAGGCGATCACAGCAGTCTGGGACGGCATCGTTACCGTCTTCAAGACCGCGTTCGCGATCATCGTCGGAATCGTCCTCCTACCCATCAAGCTCTACATCGAGCTGTGGGCGGCGGTCTTCACCTGGGCGTACGAATACGCCATCAAGCCCGCGTGGGATGCTATCTGCCAAGCTTTCACCTGGGCGTACGACTCCGTCATCAAGCCAGTGCTCGATCAGATTGCCGCCGCGTGGGAGGCGCTCGCGCAGGCGGCCATATCGGTGTTCACGGGAATTGTGGCGTTTCTGCAGGGCGTGTGGGATGCGATCTCCGCTGCTGCGTCAGCAGCGTGGAGCGGAATCGTCACCGCCGTGACCTGGTATATCAACACTGTGTGGTCCATCGTCTCCACGGTGTTCACGACCGTCGCGGGGGTCGTCTCCTCGATCTGGAACGGAATATCTTCGACGATCTCGGGCGTGTGGGAGTCCATCAAGACCGCCGCGAAAGCGGCAGTTGATTGGGTCTACGACTCTGTCACCGGCGTATTCTCGTCGATGTCATCGAGCGTTTCCTCGACGTTCGACGGCATGAAATCGGCTGTCGAGAGCGTCTGGAACCAGGTTAAGAGCGTTGCGGCTAAGCCGGTTAATTTCATAATTGACACCGTTTACACCAATGGTTTGAAGTCGCTGGTGGAGACGGTCGCCTCGAAGATCGGTCTGTCGCTGACGTTGCCGACGGTTCCTAGGATCGCCGAGTACGCCGGTGGCGGTATCGTCCCCGGCTACAGTCCGGGGCACGATACGATCCCGGCGATGCTCTCGCCCGGTGAGGCTATCCTTGTCCCCGAGCTGGTCCGGCAGATCGGGCCGAGCAGGATCATCGCTGCGAACTATGCCGCGTCGAAGCGCCGCCCTGGCGGCACGCCCGGAAAGGCCCCTGCGGGCTTCTCTGGTGGCGGTATCGCTCATTTCGCGGGCGGCGGCATCGCGGGCTGGTTCGCCGACGCGGCGAAGGGCGTCGCGGACTTTTTCGCCGATCCCCTCGGCTCTGTCGCTCAGCTCATCACCGAGCCTGTGCGGGCGCTGATGAGGGGCATCGCCCCGGGCGTCATCGGTGAGCTTGGTGTCGGCGGCGTTGAAAAGCTCCTGAGCGGCGTCGGCGATTTCTTCAAGCAGAAGTCTGAGGAGTCCTCCTCGGCCGGTCTCGTGGGCGCCGCAATGCGAGCGGTCCAGATGGGAGTCCCCTACGTGTGGGGCGGCTCAGCCATCCCGCCCGGCTTGGACTGCTCGGGCCTGGTCTACTGGTCCGCGCAGCAGCTCGGCCTCGGCTGGCCGCGCCTCACCGCTGCGGGATACCAGGCTGGGTCCACGCCCATCCCTTGGTCTCAGGCAGCGCCCGGTGACCTCCTCTTCTGGGGGTCGCCAGCTCATCACGTAGCGATCTACGCGGGCGGCGGCCAAATGGTCGAAGAGCCAAAACCCGGTCTCAACGCTCGCAAGATCGGCATCTGGGGATCCCCGACAGTGGGCCGCTACGGCGGCGCACGCAAGTACGACCGAGGCGGGTGGCTGCCCGAGGGTGTGACCGCTGCGGTCAATCAAACGGGGCAGCGTGAGGCGATCCTCACGGCCCGCCAGTGGGCCGACGTGTCCGCGCTCGCGGCCTCCGGCGCGGCCTCTGGTGCCTCGCTCGAGGGCGCGCAGGTCAACCTGGTCCTCGATGACGGGAAAGCGTTCAGAGCCCACGTCGAGACAGTCACTGTGGGCGTACTCGCGCGCCGCAAGCAGCTCGCAGGAAGGAGCAGGTAAATGGAGAGGGTCAATCTCTGCGTTAATGCGTCCTTCGCGTACCAGCTGCGCGGCTGGGAGAAGACAGAGGCTGCATTGATCCGGGTAGCGTCGGATCCCCTGCCGTGGGGCGGCCACAACCGCCAGTCCCCCACGTATCTCGCGGGCTTCATCCCGCCAGGCTTCGAGGGAGCTATCGTCGCTCCCGACAGAGTCCCGGTCGCGGGCGGCCAGGTCCTCGCGGTGAGTGCGCTCGTGCGCACCAGCCCGGGCCTGGCCGTCACGGTCACCCCCGAGTGGACGGTAGACGGTCGAACAATCGTCGAGCAGGTGCCCGCTCTCCTGGCGTCCAGCAAGAGCGGGACCCGCCCGACGTGGGCGCTCACCGCCCCCACAGGGGCCATGAGCGTGCGCCTGCGCTTCGAGGCTCGCACGACCTCCACCGCAGACCGAGGCAGGCAATCAGGGTGGGTATACATCGACGACGTCATGATCACCACCGCCGAAGAGGTCCAAGATGCGCTCGCGGCCGCCGCGTCATTTTTCGACGGCGACACACCACAAGCGCGCATCGGTTACTCGACGCGCGCGATCGTCCACCAGTGGGTCGGCGCTCGCGGTTCGTCGCCGTCGCGTGAGGTGGAGGGGGAACTGGACTTCTCCTCTGAACCCGTCGCCCTCGTCGAGAGTGGGCAGGCGGCGCGGGTCCAGGTCGTGATCCCATCAGCGCTTGTACCTGCGGGCACCGCATGCCGCGTCGAGGGAATCACCGATACGGGGTTCTCGTGGGTTCCGCGCGGCGGAGTGTGGGAGAGCGATGGGGGCCAACGCGTAATCGGTGACCAGCTGGCACCGATCAACACTCCGGTCAGGTATAGGCTGACGACCTCGGCGGGGGTGGCAGTCGAATCTGACCATGTCGTGCGCGAGTATCGGGGGTTGTCTCTGATGACCTCTGTGACTGGGAGCATGCCCGTTGACCTGCTATGGCAGGGCGCTGACCAGCGCGAGCTCAAGCCGCGGGTCACGGAGCACGAGGTGCCCGGAAGATCAACCCCGCTGGTGGTGTACTCGCCGACGATGGGCGCTGGCACAGTCTCGGTGACAGCGCGCACGAACCTGAAGGACACGCCGGCCTTGAAAGTCCTCCTGGGGATGCCTACACCGGTGGCCTTGTTTCATAATCCAGTGCACTGCGTGCAGTGCCGACTGGGGACATGCGACGTGGACCTGGTGACGGTCATGGCCGTGACCTCAGCATCGATGGAGCGCTCGCCGCGCCTTGACGTGGCCGAGCGCATCTGGACAATCAAGGGCACGCTCGTCGGACTCCCGCAACCGAATACTCCGCTGGCGCTGTCGACGTGGAATAACTTCGACGCACGCACGCTGGCGTGGAGCGCTCTCGATGGGCGCCGGTGGAGCTGGGATCGGTTCGACCGGACGATCTGGCAGGAGGACGCATGACAGTGCCACCGAGCGCGGCCGACAGGATCCCCGCCGATCTCCTCTCCTCTGCCTACACGGTGGAGGCCACCGTCGAGTCGTGGCTCGGCTCAGAGTATCTCGGGGCGGTGCCTGTTGAGGATGGATCCGTATCCTGGGATGCCAGCCAGCAGGTCCAGGGATCCCTGTCTCTGTCGGTGCCAAGGGTGGGCGCGGCGGGCGATGAGGATTGGCGGGACTGGGATCCCACCGATCCGACCCATCCGCTGGCCTGTTTCGGGCAGGTCCTCCACGTGAGCTTGACGATCGGCTCATTGATCAACAGCGCGTGGTGGACCGTGCCCCTCGGGCGCTTCCTCATCACGTCGGTGGAGCCGGGCCCGTCGACCGTGAGGGTCACGGGCAAGAGCCTCCTCCAACGGTTGGAGGAGGATCGACTCACCGAGCCAATGGCGCCCGACCCGGCAGGGTCGATGGCCTCGGAGCTGCGTCGCCTCATCGGTTCCCGAATGGGCCTGATCATCGACCCGGCGCTGAGGGATTATCCGTGCCCATCAATGGCATGGGGAGAATCCCGGATCGACGCCGTGTACGAGATCGCGCGGGCCTGGCCAGCGGTCGTGCGCGAGGGCGGGGACGGCATCCTCTACCTGTCGCCGCCCACGCCTGACCCGACGTCGCGGCCGGAGCTGCGCCTCTCGGACGGGGCTGAGGGCACGGTCGTCGGTGTCGCGGCGTCGGTGAGCCGCGACAAGATCTACAACCGTGTGATCGCGCGAGGGCAGGAGAGCTCAGATGAGGGCTCTCCGTCCTTCCAAGCCGTCGCGGACCAGCTGACGGGGCCGATGCGGGTTGACGGCCCTTACGGAGTTGTCCCGCGCTTTTTCTCCTCGCCGCTCATCACGAGCGTCGCGCAGGCGAAAAGCACGGCGGAGGCAATGCTTGCCGACGCAGTTCGCAAGAAGATTAAGGTGCCGGTGGAGCATGCGCCCGACCCGCGCATCCGCCTGGGTGCTCACGTTGAGGTGGAAACGAGGCCCGTCGATGGAGCGACGACGCGCACCATGTGGGGCGTTGTCACGGCATACGAGGTGCCCCTGACATACAAGGGCACGCAGAAAACCGACGTGGAGGTAGTCCTATGAGTGCGCGCGTCATGGATTTAATATCTACGACGCCCGACGATCTGCCGCCACGGTATGGGTCGGACAGGTCGCCCACAGTGATCGCGCGCGTGGTCCGCCTCGTCGAGGGCGGCCGCACCCTCGTCGTCAGCCTCTACGGCGGCCCGCCCGTGCAGGTCTCGGCGACGTCGGTCGACTGGACGGGTGCCGAGACGGCGCACGTCCTCCTCGACCCTGACACTGGTAGGCCTGTCCACGCTCTCGGGCCTGCGCCGACGCCTGAACGGCAGCTTCCCGCGTGGACCCCCACGCCCCCGGCTGCGCCCACGCAGCGGGAGGCGGTCCTCACACCAGAGTGGGTGGGCACCTGGGACGGAACATCCTGGACCCGTCGCGGGAAAGGCGGGGCCTGGCAAGGCCGGACCCCCGCCGGCCAAACCCTCCGGGGCTTGGCAACATTCGGCCGCCAAGCCGAAGCGTTCGGCCCCATCACCATCACCGCAGCAACCCTCACACTCCGACCCCACCCGAGCGCCGCCCCCTGGTCCGCCCAGATCGCCCCGGCAACCTACACCGACGCAGGCCCAGCGCTCGCGGGAGCGACGGTGAGTGCTCCGATCCCGCGTGCTGCAGGCCGTGTGGACGTCGACATCGCGCGGATCGCGGGGCAGCTGACAACCCCGGGGGTGGGACTTGCCCTGGTAGGGCAGGCCTACGGTGGCATCCGAGCGGGCGGGGACAGTATGAGCGTCCGACTCACCTACACCACGAAATGAGGAGGAACGAGTGAGTTATATCGATCAGCGGGGGCATCGCGTGCCCTCGGCTACTGACCCGGCCCAGCGCACCGATCTAACGGCCCTGTCGCTCTCGATCCCGTCCATCAGGACGGTGGTCTCCGAGACAGGAGCCGCACAGTACGTCGCTGCCCTGCAGGGCGCGGGCGTGCGGATGAGTGACACGGACCCCGCATTCGTGTACCAGGCGGACACGGGGAATATACGCGCCTGGAACGGCAAGGCGTGGACGGATGTCACGGGTAAAAACTATCCATGGGAGACGCTGCCGATGTCTCCCAACTGGGGGATCGGCGGCGGCCACACGCCGCGTATCTGCATGCGCGGCGGAGTCGTCTACATTTCAGGAGCAGTGATCACGGAAGGTGGGGATCACGAGAACATTCTCACGATCCCCCAGAAATTCCGCCCGTCGCGCGAGCAATTCATTGGCGCGACGGTGACCGCCGGCGGGTCGGATTTCGATCCGACGTACGCGGAGCTGCGGATCACATTCGCTGGGCAGCTAGCGGTAAAGGACTACTCAACGATCCGCCAGGGCCACGGGTGGATCATCCCGATCTCAGCGTCATACGTCCCCTGGTAATCAGCCAGGGGACACGCTCACAAGCCCTCGAGGACCAACCTCGAGGGCTTTCCCGTACCAGATGAAAGGAGCGACATGGGGCAATACACCCCCGCCCATTACTACGAGGGGAGAAACGAGGACCTGCGCCTCATCGTGATCCACACGATGGAGGCACCGGAGTCCCCGAAGACAGCGGAGAACATTGCAGCATACTTCGCCTCCGGCGCTGTGGTCGCGTCGGCGCACGCCTGCGTCGACCAAGACAGCGTCGTTGTCTGCCTCCCCCCGACGGCTACCGCATTCGCCGCACCCGGCGCGAATGCTGATGGCTATCAAATTGAACACGCGGGCTACGCATCTCAGGACGGCGCAGGCTGGAACGACGCAGAGTCCCAGTCAATGCTCAAGCTCTCCGCAGCACACGCACGTGAGATCGCGCTCGCGGCAGGGATCCCGCTCAAGCATCTGACAAATGCTGAACTCGCCGCAGGCGAGGCCGGATTTGTCGGACATAACCAAGTGTCCGACGTCTACAAACGATCGGACCACTGGGACCCAGGGGCAAATTTCCCCTGGGCCCAGTACATGGACCTCGTCAATAACGGCGAGGACGACACCACGGAAGCACTCGCACAAGAGGAGGAAGAAATGCACTTTGTGTGTTCTGCCCAAACAAAGACTATCTATGCCGTAACGCCCACCGACGTGACGGCCATTAGTAACGCAAAGCTGTGGGGAGACATGGTCAAGGCCTATGGCCTCACCAACAGCTACGAGGTGACCCTCGATAACGGCGATATCGCTGCGATCGCAGCCGATGCCGCCGCTCGCCGTGCGCGGCTCGTCGCTGAGGTCGCCGCGACCGTCGGGTCTATCGACCCCGCGAAGATTGCCGAGTCTCTGGCTCCAGCGATTGTGCCGCCGCTCATGGCGGCGCTCACGTCAGCTGGCGCGGTTGGACTGACCCCCGATCAGGTACGCGATGCCGCTGAGCAGGCGGTCCGCACGGTGTTCGTCGACGCTGGTAAGGCTAGCTGATGTTGAACCCGAACCCGTGGGTTCCGGTGTATGGGGCCTTTGACGACGGTGTCGGCGAGGGCGGAGCGGCGACGCAGATGCGGTATGATCCGCGAAACATCGTCAGGCATGACGAGTACGTGTCGCTGGTGGCAAAGCCAGTTGATCCGGCTGTGAACAAGGGGAAGCCTTTTACGTCGGCGGCAATTGAGACGATAACTCAGCCGTCGGCAGCGAAGCCGGATAGAACTCCGCTGTTCGCTCTGTCTGGGGAATTCAGGCTGATAGCGTCGCTTAGGCTCCCGAAGGGTTTGTCGTCGTGGTCGAGCCTGTGGCTGACGGGTACAAGGTACGGGGGTAAATGGCCGGCGTCTGGAGAAATTGACGTTTTCGAGGCGAAGGGGCACATGCCTCGGTATCTGCAGATGAACGTCCACTCCCCTGCCGCAGGCGACGCTGGAAAGAGCGAGCAGCGCAAGCGGGAGGTAAACGTCCCGTTTGATACACAGGCGGCGTTCCATATCTACATGGTCGAAAAGTACGCCGACCATATCACTTTCTACGTGGATGGCATGCCCGTCCACACGGTTATGTACTCGGAGCTGAACGATCCGTCGCCGTTCACAGACCCAGAAAACACATGGGTGCTACGAGCATCTCACATGGTAGGCGGGACGTTCCTTGAGTCGCCAGACGGCGACAAGACCTACGTTGACGCGACGGCTCATGTGACGTCTTACCCGGCGGCGTTTGACGTCGCGTGGGTGTGCGCGGAGCAGATCAGCCGCGGGGCGGAGGCCTATCGTCCTCTGGTCCTGCCGTTCTAAGGGCAAACAAGTCAAATGGAGGGGAAATGATCGAATTTATCCGTGCCCTGCAGGGCGACCCATTCGTGGTGTCGTTCCTCGCTGGAGGGGTCTGGCCTATCATCCAGGCCTCGCTGAACCGTCCATGGTGGACACGACGTCGCCGCGTCGCGCTCGTCGTGGCGGCGTCAGCTATCGCTTCTGTCGGCGTTTGGATCGCAGGCTCATACCCTGCGTCGTGGCGACTGTTCACGGCCCAAGCGTCTGTTTTCTTAGGCAACGCCTGGGTGGTCTACCAGGTCCTATCCATGGTGAGGATCAGCGGAGTTGACCTGCTGGAGTGGGTCGGAATCTATACGCCGGGAGGCATGACGAAGGACGACCTGGGTGTTGGCACTCTCACCGAGGATGCGCAGGATTCGTGATGCGCGTCCTGTCTGACCCGCAGGTGGCCGATGCCATCGTGGCCCTCGTGGTCGCAGGCATCGGCGCCCTTGCGGGCATCTGCGCGCTCATCGTCAAGCAAATCCGCTCCTATATGGAGGCGAAATTCGCGCACGTACTCGCTAACGTCGAGGATGCGAGGGTAGCAGCGCAGTCGGCTGATGCCGAGGTTCGTAACTCGCATGGAACGAACATTCGGCATGACATCGACGAGGCTATCGCCGGTGTCAACGCGGTCGCAGACAGACTCGGTGGAGTCACCTCGCAGCTGGAGGTACTCACTGGGAAAGTTGAGGCCGCGAACGCTGCGCTCGCGGATCATGGGAGCAGCCTGTTAGCAGCGCATGAACGCCTATCACGAATCGACGAGCGCAGTGCGCGAATGGCGGAAGAACTGCACGATGAGCGGACTGCGAGGGAGAGTGCCCAGCGCGTGATTGACGAGCATGCGCACGACGCTCATACGCGCCTGCATGAGCGTCTCGACAAGCTGCAGGAGAAGGTGGAGAAATGGGGACAACTGTGACAGGGGCTGCGCAGCGACTGGACGGATCGCCGGAAACCACGGCGTACCTGACAGCGACGCTCGCGCTCCAAAGCGGGGAAAAAACCGCGATCCTGGCAGGGGGACCTGTCAGCCGGGGAGCGGACATGAGCGGCAGGATCGCCCTGCCGCTCGACATCAAGACTGAGACGCGAGTGAGATTGCGTCTGGCGGTCCCCGGGCGGACCTTGCGGGAAGCGACCGTCACACTTAAACCGAGCGTCGTGTACTCGCTCGAGGACGTGTTCTCGGGTGGGGAGACCCCCGTGCCCTCGCCGTCTCCGACGCCGGGCGTAGAGGTCTCAGGCGACGGGGACACCGCAACCGTCACTGGTGTCGTATCCAGTGACGGGGACACAATAACGATCGGAGACTAATCATGGCAAATACGGTGCTCTACACAAAGAAGGGCGCAGACCAAGCGATCGCGCGCGCAATCGCCCCCCTAGCCACGAGGGCGGACCTCGAGCCGCTCGCCACCAAGGCTGAGATCGCCCAGGCGGCGGCGGGCGGCAAGGTCAACCTTGCCGAGTACGCAAAAAAGACCGACCTGGCGGGCCTGGCCACCAAGGCCGAGCTGGCTGGGTATGCGCCCCAGAGCCAGGTCGCGGACCTGCCGACCCGCGCCGACCTGGCAGGCCTGGCCACCAAGGCCGATGTCGCCGGCATCGCCCACACGTCTGACCTCGCACCGCTCGCCACCAAGGCCGAGCTGAGCGGGTACGCTACCAAGAGCGACGTCGCTGGCATCGCCCACGCGAGCGACCTCGAGGGCCTCGCGACCAAGGAGCAGCTCGTAGCCGCGCTCAAGGGTGCGAGCATCACAATCTGCAGCACGGAAGCCGAGGCGCAGGCGCTGCCGGACGGCGCACTGTATTTCCTCGTCTCAGGCACAGCGCAGCCTCCGACTCCTCCTCAGCCCGGACCCACCCCGGCCGCCGGCCCCACACTCGTCACCGCGCTCGCGGCTCAGGTCGTAGGACAGGCAATCACCATCGCCTCCGACGGCCAGCAGGGCGACAAAATGATCGTCGGAGTCAATACCAAGGCCGTGGCCGCCGAGTCAGCAAACGTCACGCTCCCGCAGGGATGGGAGCAGATCGTCGCACCCTACTGGGTGGGCACGATGCGCTTCGCCATCATCGCCGGCCCCTGGGCGCCGACTATCAACATCGCGCTGAGCCAGAACGCTGAGATCGGGTGGGCGGCTGCAGTAGTTCGGGGGGCCTCAACAATTGAGGCCGGTACCGTGAAAAAGCGGCAGGCAGACCCGACGGAGACGACGACATGCACGGCCCCAGCGCTCGCGGGCGAGGGCCTCGTCTTGGGGTGGGCGTTCGAGCGTACGAGCGCGGGGGAAACCGCCGAGCAGGTGAGTGTCTCCCCCGGCTGGGATAAAATCGCCTACGCCGCCCAGGAGGGAGCGAATTACCAGACCGTCACCCTCGCAAAGAGGGTGGGGACCGCGTCGGATCTGCGTGTGTCCTACCCGAACGCACAGGGGTCCAACGGCGCGGGGGTCCAGGTGATCGCCCGTGCCTGAGCGTCCTGTCATCTACCGGCGTCGCCGCGATGGCGGTGACATCCCCGGGACTGTCCGCCTCCGTCGCCGCGCCGGCGGAGACGTCGCGCTGTCTGTGCGGCGCTCGACGACGCCGGTGACTCCCGCAGGTGAAGACGCCGTCGCGCATTTCCTGGCGGCGCGCCCGTTCTATGTCTCCCACCGGATGGGTGGGACGGAATTTCCCGAGTTCACGCAGGCTGGCCTCAACGCCTCGTTGCGCGCCGGGTTCAAGGCACTGGAGATCTCCGTTCGCCGCTGCGCGTCCGGTGAGTTCGTCGCGATCCATGACTGGAAGACGACGCGCACCGTGCCGGGAACGGACTACCAGATCTGGAACACCCACTGGTCGACGCTGCGCACGCTCCGCCAGGCCTCGGGTGGCTTTATGTGCCTGACGGATATCGTCGATCAGGTGCCTGATGACATCGTGCTCGCGATCGACCACAAGACGACGTCGAGTGAGGACCAGCGCAATCCTGGGGACCTCGCCTCTGAGGAGCAGCTCTTCGAGTATCTGGACACGGCGTTTGGGGGGCATCCGGAGCGCCGTGTCCTGTGGAAAGTTTTTGCGCGCGGGACGAGCGCGGCGCGCGCGAAGGCGCGCGGGTACAGGACCATGGCCATGCTGTACCCGAACGAGGTCGCGGCCTCGGACCTGTCCCAGTGGGATGTGATCGGGATGGAATGGAACGCAGGCGCGGACGTGTGGAATCGTCTCAACGCATCAGGCAAGCCGACGATCGCGCACATTATCACGAATGAGTCTCAGGCGCGCCAAGCGCTCGCGAAGGGTGCGACGGGGCTCATGGCTTCGTGGCCCTCCATCGTCCACCCGTAGGCGCGACTCAGCTAGTGAGGCCCCACTGCCCGTTATGGGC